GTTGTCCAACCTTGGCGGCAGCAGCAGCGCATACGGCTATAGCCAAGGTTGGAGCAGCGGCAGCAACGGCAGCGTAACCAACGGAAGCGCAGCATCAACACAGGCATGGAGTAACCAGCTTGCAGCAATGAATTTTAATGCGAAAGAAGCTCAAAAGGCGCGTGACTGGATGGAAAGAATGAGCAACACAGCATATCAAAGAGGGGTCAAAGACCTCAAAGCTGCCGGGCTGAATCCGATTCTGGCGGCTACCAATGGCAGCGCAAGCACACCAAGCAGCGCGGGAGCAACCTCCGGCATAGCCGGAGCCACGGCGGACAGCGAAAGCTGGGGCTTTAACCAGAGCCAACAGAGCGCCGAAAACAGCGCTGTAAGCTATTCGGGTCTTGCCGAAGGACTAAAACAGCTAGGGGATAGTATCGGCAATCTGGCGAGCCGCTGGGGGCAAACCAGCACAGGCGGAAAGCTGGCCAGCACGGCAAAAGATATAGCAAGCGCTGCAGGAAAAACGGCAGACAAAGCGCTCGACTACATCAACCAAGCACTAAAAGGCAAAGGCCAGTATGGCGGCGGCGCTGGAAGATACACAAAAAAATAAAAAGTATGCTTGACAACTGTATTCGCGGAGACTATAATAGAATACAGAAAGGGGGCATACATATGCCAAAAGTAACAAGATCGTACGAAGTGAAAAACAAACCAACAACCATCCGGCTAACCGATCACCAAGAAAAAATCGTGCAAGAATATATGAGCATGGCGGGAATCTCGAAAAACCAAGCAATCGGAGAATTGATCGAAAAAGGCCATGAATTAGTGCGCGTCTTGATCGTCTGAATCTCAAAAACCTGTCAGTCAGTGCAGTTAACATCAAGAGAGTTAACTGCACTGACCTCTAAAGTTGCTGCAAAATCTATCAATACAAAAAGAGGTGACCAAAAAATGGCGTGTAAGCACCCATACTTACGCTGGGAGGCCGGAAGCGACATATGGTTTACACCGGCCTATGACGATGCCGGAAACGACCTGATAGAAACATACCACAAAGGCAATCTATACGATAAAAAAACCTTTGCAAAACTCATACCATGCAGACAATGCATAGGATGCCGATTGGACTATAGCAAAGACTGGGCAACCAGAATCATACTGGAAGCCATGGAGCACGACAAAATGTCAAACTGGTTCCTAACACTCACTTATGACGATGAACACGTGCCGGAGCAAGAAATGCTCGAGCACGATCTCGAGACAGGCGAGATCATAGGTGATTATGTCGGATTGAGCCTGCTTCCGGAGGATATGACAAAATTTTTGAAACGGCTGCGTGAGCATTGGCAGCGAAAATATAACGTTGACGGCATTAGATACTTCGGGTGCGGAGAATACGGTGGAAGAACTCAAAGACCGCACTACCATATTTGCGTAATGGGTTTACCAATCAAAAAAGAACAGCTGGAGCTATACAAGTACAATCGAATCGGCCAACCGATCTTCATATGCAAAGAGATTGAGGACATTTGGGGCAAGGGCTACGCGCCGATCGGCGGCGTGAGCTGGGAATCAGCTGCATACGTCGCGCGGTATATGCTCAAAAAACAAAAAGGGCCTGCCGCAAAAGACTTCTACGGCAGGCAGGCGAAAATACCAGAATTTACACGAATGAGCAGGCGGCCAGGCTTAGCTCATACATATTATAGCACAAACAAAGATAAAATCTACAACAATGATGAAATTATACTGCCAGGCAAAAAAGCCAGGACAGTAAAACCACCGAAATATTATGACAAACTGTTTGATCTGGAAAACCCAGAAGAATATAAAAAAATCAAAGAGGAGCGAGAAAGAAAAGCTGAACTGGCCGCAGCCAACAAAAAGAAAAAAAGAACTCTCTCAGATAAAGAACAGATGGAGCACGAAGAACGAGCGCAAATACAAAAAGCACTCCTACTCAAAAGGAGTGCTGAAGATGAAATGTAAAGCGCTTCGCGCTGGCTGAATAAAAACCACTATACGGCTGAATACCTCCGGCCATGGCCGGAGGTTTGCCACAACAGAAACCATCAACGGGAGGCAGCATGGCAAAAATAACAAAATCAATCTTTGGTTATGGCATGATATACGAAATACCACGATACAGCGCAGAAGAAGCGCGACTTGACAAAGAACTCCGGCAGCCGAAGGACACTGGAGCAGAAAAATACATAACACCAGAAAAAATAACTTATTTCTTACCAATAATTAAAAAATAAAACTTAACTCCAAGGCTGCACAATTTGTGCAGCCTTTTATTATACCACTTTAAAAAAGAAAAAACTATTCGCAAAATAAATCATAATACTTTAAAAAATTTATTAAAATAGCGAATTTACAAAAAAAAAAACAGTATAATAAGGGAAAAACATACCTCACGCCAGAAAGGAGAAACCATGGCAAATGAAAACCATCGACAGAAGATGAAGCCGAAAAAAGATGAGCGCGTTTTTCGAAAAACAGCGACAAAAACAAAGAAAATCAACGTAAAACCGAAAGTACAGCGAGGAGGAACCAGACTATGATTTGTGAAATCTACAGCATCAAAGATACAAAGGTAGCCTATGCTACGCCGTTTTATATGCACAACGACCAGGAAGCAACGCGAGCATTTAAGGCTCTGTGCAAGGACAAAGAAACCAACATGGGCAAATGGCCGCAAGACTATGAGCTCTGGCACATCGGCCAATGGGATGACGAACTAGGCGTGATCACAACCACAGGGCCTCAATTTTTGCTTTCCGGCATCGAGGCCGGAAAATGACACCGGAAGAAGCGCTGCGGCTAGGCTGGGCGCTGGGAATCCTTTGGAGGAAAAACAGAATGGAAATATACAGCAGATTCAGAGCGCGGCCAATGGAGGCCGCGCCATCTGGCGAAAAAGAGGAAACCACTTTCGAAATGCACATCGACAAAAACGGTCATAAAGACATCAAAAAAAGTGGAAAAACCAACATCTACGAGAAAATCCAGGCCAGCTATGAAGAAACCAAAATCGAAAATATCATAGCTCGCGCAATGGGCGGAGACAGCAGCGGCTTAATGGCACACGAAGGCCAGTATCTGGATATTACCAATGCGCCACAAACGCTGGCAGAAGCTCAACAGAGCATCCAGGCTATCAAAAACGTTTTTGACAAACTGCCATTAAAAATCAAAGCAAAATATGATATGTCGGTTGAAAAATACATTGCGGATTTTGGCAGCGAAAAATGGATAGAAGCTATGGGAATCCAGAAAGATGAACCGAAAATTGCGCCGGAAATCCAGCCGGAAAAGCCGGAAATCAATATCAAACCGGCAACAGAAAAGGCAGGTGAAAAAGCTTGAATCGAAACACAGAGCTACATTTTGCAGAAAACCCAACAAATATAGATATGCAAAGAAGCAAATTCATCCGCGAAATGACCCATAAAACCACATTCAACACAGGCGATCTGATCCCCATCTATGTAGATGATGCACTTCCAGGAGATACAATCCAGATGGATATGGCAAGCTGTATACGCATGTCAACACCTATCTATCCCGTCATGGATAACGCATATATCGATACATATTTTTTCTCAGTGCCGGAAAGGTTAGTATGGCAGCACTGGAAAGAATTCATGGGCGAGAACACCACCAGCAAATGGGAACAAAAAATTGAATACCAAATGCCGCAGATCAAAGCGCCTTCTGGTGGCTGGGCAAAAGGCACGATTGCTGACTATATGGGAGTACCTACCAAGATCGATAATCTCTCAATCAGGGCAGACTATTTCCGTGCCTACGCCTTAATCTGGAACGAATGGTTCCGCGACCAGAATCTCAAAGACCCGGCACACATCAACCTTGACGACGCCACAGTAACAGGCAGCAATGGCAGCACATATCAGACGGATGCACAGTTAGGCGGCATGCCACTCAAAGCGGCCAAATACGCAGACTATTTCACAACTGCATTACCGGAACCGCAAAAGGGGCCAGGAGTATTACTACCCCTGGGCGGAAATGCGCCTGTAATTGGCAACGGAACAACCATCGGACTTGTAGACAGCACAGGCAAACTTGGCGGTATGGGTGCAGGATTGCAAACCATGCAAAAGCTAACAGCATACGGCAGCAGGTACGGCGAGCCAGTAGAGCCAAACGTAGAAGGCGGCGGAGCAGAACTCAGCGGGAACATAGGTTTAACTACAGACCCGAAAAAATCGGGCCTGATAGCAGATTTGAGCCTTGTTGGAGCGGCCACGGTTAACCAGCTGCGGCAGGCATTCGCCGTGCAACGCTGGTACGAAAAAGCAGCCAGAGGAGGCACACGATACACCGAAACGATTCTCGCGCATTTCGGAGTTACCTCGCCGGATAGCCGCATGCAGCGGCCTGAATACCTCGGCGGCAAACGCTGGCGCGTGAACATGGATCAGGTGCTGCAGACCAGCAGCACAAACACCACATCGCCGCAGGGCAACACAGCAGCCTACAGCCTGACATGCGATAACAGCAGCTTGTTTACGCACAGCTGCACAGAGCATTGTATCATCATGGGACTCATGGTTGTTCGTACAGATCACACCTACCAGCAAGGCCTGGCGCGAAAATTCAGCAGAAAATCCATATTCGACTTTTATTGGCCGACTTTCGCGAACCTCGGTGAGCAAGCAATTCTTAACAAAGAAATCTATGCGCAGGGAACCGCGGCAGACGATGAAGTATTCGGATATCAAGAAGCATGGGCAGAATACCGATATTCGCCGAGCAGAGTATCGGGAGCATTCCGTTCAAACTACGCACAGCCGCTGGACGCGTGGCATTATGCGGATTATTACACTTCGCAGCCAATCCTGTCGAGCGACTGGATCGACGAAACACGAGCCAATATCAACCGCACAATAGCGGTACAGGATGAACTGGAAGACCAGTTTATTGGTGACATCTTATTTAAGACAGAATGGACGCGCCCAATGCCTATCTACAGCATTCCCGGATTGATCGATCACCACTAAAACCAATAGCCCCCCATTTCGGGGGGCTATATTTGAAAGGAGCGCAAACATGGGACTATTTGACGGCGGCAGCAGCAGCGCAT